CAGACGCTGGCCCGTACAACGGACTTGTTTGCGTATACTGGTCAAACGCATCATTAAATTTCGTGTAGGCTTGTACGGGATTTTTTGTAACCAACTCTTGATTTGAAGCCAAAAATTGATTTGTAAACTTAGCTAAATCTTGTTCACGATTTAATTTAAGTTGCAATGCAGACAGCAATAATTTGTTGCCCTCTGGAGTCTTAGATAAACCTGGAGAGCCTGTAGAAATAAATTTCAAATCTGCATCTGTTGGATTTACGCCAAGCTGTTTAACTTGCGGCAAGATTACACCAGTTGCAAATGATTGAAATGCCTCTTGTCCAGCCAAGCCCTTGATCTTGAACTCGGGATCGAAGAATTGCCCAGCACGACCAAGCTGAAGCATGGTATCTTGACCAAATCCAGTTCTTACGCCTTCATCAAGCAAAGTTTGCATATTTTGTATAGCACTATTTGCGGCAACGGCAGCCCGTCCGGCTTTAATATTTGATGAAATGGTTTCAGTAAAAGTATCTCCAAACCCTTTTTGCATATTGTTGGAAACGGTGTTTGTAACATTTGTAACTGGCTGTTTAGCTTTAGTTGTTTCAAGAGCTTTTTTCTCAACAGCATCAAGTCCGGCTTGACCATATTGAGCAAAAATCTTAGCAGGGTCATTGGTTTGATATAAACGCAATGCTGCATTAGACATATCTCCCGTAAATGCTTTAGGTTTTTCGCCGCCAAATGCAATTTCTTTATAGCCTTGGCCCTCCTCAGTTGGAGTTGCAAAAAGTCTTTCACCTTCTTTAATTGAAACTGTTTCTGGCCTCATTGCTTTTTGTGCGGCAAGTCCCGCAGTTAATTGAGCAAGGCCAGGTGCGCCAAGTGCTTGCAATTGAGGAGCAACTCTGCGAATATCATAGCTTGGTGCAGTAGCGGCAATGTTCTCAGGCATTGGTGTGCCTTGATCTGCCATTTGTTGTTGCTCTTGAACATCCAACATTTGCGGTCTTTCCGCAGTGCCTGGCTGGTAAGCACGTTGTGCAATAAGTTGTGCCAAAGAAGTCTGTCTTTGGGTTTGTGCCTGTTGCGCTCTAACCTGCGCCTGTTGCGCTCTGACTTGTGCGTTATCGGCTAACTCAAACAATTTCATAGCCAATGGGGTGTTACCCATTTGGTTGGCTTGAACAGCGGCTTGCTCTAAAGACTGCGGATCACGTAAATCAAGACCACGCAACAACTGATCTTGCTGTGTAATTCTCTGAAGTTGTGGGTCTACAGCACCCAACAATCCACCACCAGCACGACCTAAACCAGCCGCACCAGAGTAAATCATTGCTTGCGCTCTGTCTTCAGGGGCTAACCTAGCCATCGCTATGCCTTCATTCAACGCAGATTGGCGTTGTTGACGCTCATACATATCAGGTGTTACACCAAATAAACTTCCTACTATTTCAGCCATGATCTTTGTTCCTTACAAAAATGACCCTAAGTCTTGGTTGCCAAATACATTGCCAGTACCAAAACCACCAGTTCCTAATGCGCTAAATGTGCTAGGAGGAACATATCCACCACCAGTAAAGTAGTTAGCCAATCCCCGACCCAATGTAGATGTTGGAGAACCCAAGCCACCTAAGAAAGCCGCATAAGGGTTGTTTGTCACAGCAGGGCTTGTCATCAAGTTACCTGAGATTTGTGCGCCTGTAAGACCGATACGACCCGCATTAGCACCCGCTGTAGCCGATTGTTGACCCAAGGAAGCACCCATCTGAAGTGGTTGTTGTCCAAGAGACTCAAGGTTCTGTACTTGACCCATAGCGGCTTGGTAAGGCTGATAAGCCTGTACTTGACCACCAAAGTATTGACCCAATGCTTGAGAGCCTTGACCGAGCAAACCAGCGCCAAACAAGGTGTTCTGTTGACCTTCTCGTTGAGCATTAGCCGCCAGTTGTAGTTCTTGTTGCGCTCTTGCGTTATAGAGAGCCTGTAGTTCAGGAGTAGTTGCACCCAAAGTACCACCTTGTGCAACAGAAAGACCCGCACGACCTTGTTGTTGTAGTCTGTTTTGCAGATTAGCTAATTCCATCTCACGAGAAGGTTGAAGCAACTGCATCTGCTGATTGATGTACCTTTGAGCAACATCTTGCGGAGATTGAGAAATATATTGATTACCCAAACCAAACAAGTTAGCCGCACCCGTTTGAAGTGGTGCAAATTGACTTTGAGCGTTCTCTGCTTGCGTAAGGCTATAGTTAGCCATTGTTGCAAAGCGGTCTTGCTGTGCTTTGGCTTCAGGAGTTAATTGATAACCCGCAGAAATCATCTGACCCGTAACAGGATCATATTTATACTGAGATGTACCAAAGCGAGTGGTCATCCCTACTGGTCGGAATTGAGAACCAGCAACAGCCGCTTGTGTAGCAGTGTTGACATTCTGTGCGGCAGTAGTAGCGGCATCTCTTGACTCTTGGCTTTGCAGTACACCACCTGCTAAACCTAGACCACCAGTAACTGCATCGCCAAGTAACTTAGTACCCGCATTAGTCAACAGATTAGTGCCAATTCCAGTTCCAACTTTGGTAATCAAGTCAGTTCCTGCGCCACCAATTGTTGTAGCTATGTTGCCTAAAGTAGAGCCAATATTTCCACCAACATTACCGAGTGTTGTGCCAATTGAACCAGCAACATTACCTAACGTAGAACCTATTGTTCCTGCGGCATTAGAAAGAGTAGAGCCTGCACCTGAGAGCAAGCCAGCACCAGAACCACCAGTCAAGTTAGTTAAAGTTCCAACATTTGCACCAGTAGCCAAGGCGTTAGCAAGAGAAGTAGCCCCCGCAGAACCACCTGCACCACCAAGTGCAAGATCAAGTTGAGCAAGTTCAGCCGCAGACATCCCTGCAGTTCCTGCCGCACCAGCAACTCCACCTCCAGCATTTAATAAACCTGGCAAACCAAAAAGCAATCCAGCGCCTGCCAAGAACTCACCAAAACCACTTTCTGTTTTTTGAGTCTTAAATGTGTTTAGATACTCACCTGAAGGTGAAAAGTTTTGTACATCTGTGCCAATAGCAACTTGATCATTTTTGCCACCAGTGGTTTTGTACACTTGTACATTTTCTAGTGGCCCGATGACTTCACTTTCTCCAGAGCCATAGGTTTGATATTGAGGCTGAATCCAAGTGTCGCCAAGAAGAACTGCTTGATTAGGAGGGATAGTTGCACCAATCTGTGCAGAAATCTGTCCTACAGGCGCACCAGAAGCCTCTGCTAGTTGAGCAGGACTAATCTGGTTTTGTGCCATGTATGCTACTAATTCAGCATCGCTAAGGTTAGGATTGGCTGTTAAGTAGTCAATAATTTGTTGTTTAGTCGCCATGATTTTTCCTTACAAGTCACCTGTATTCGTTGAGGGGAATGAACGTCCAGTGCCCCAGATAATTCTTACTCCGCCACTACCGCCATTGCCACCCCATGCTCCACCATTATTAGAGCCACCACCACCACCACCACCAAATGAGCCAGCCGCAGAGCCTCCGCTATAACTATTAGAGGCATCATTGCCACCAGAGCCTCCTAATCCTAATCGAGATGTTGCTGTTCCAAATGTTCCTCCAGCACCACTAGAGCCTTGGCCTAATAATCCTACGCCACCACCGCCTCCGCCCCCTTCAGAACCAGCACCACCTGCGCCACCACCACCGCCTCCGCCAGAGCCTGCTGAAGCATTTAACCCTCCAGCACTACCAGCTCCTCCATTTCCAGAGTAACCACCAGCGCCACCACCGCCTCCGCCTTGATTCCCATTTGCAACACCAGCACCTCCATTGCCGCCTCCGTCTCCAACATAAGAACCACCAGTTGAATTTATTGCGCCACCATAGCCAGCAACAACGGCTGTGCTTACGAAATAGCTATCACCACCTGGTTGAGCTGTTTGGGTGAGGGGCGGATAATTAGCGCCACCTGCGCCAACAACTACTGTATAAGTGTTGCCAGGTATTACAGAGTAGTTGTTTTTATAACCAAGTCCACCACCTGAACCGCCAGTAGAACTATTTTCACTTGATGTATTTCCACCTGCACCGCCACCAACACAAACAACACAAACAGATTTAACACCATAAGGTGCAGTCCATGTATATGTTCCTGCTGATGTATATGCGTCTTGTCCAGTAGGGGGGATTGAACCGCCAACAATAAATGAGTTAATAGCGGCAAACATTATGGTGTGTATCCTTGCGAAACAGAACCATACCAATTTGTACCATCAGATACAAAGCTAAAAATATCCATTTTCCCTGCGGTAGATGTCATCGTTGGCGTACCAAATGAATTGTACTTAACGCCAGTAAAAGTAGCAGTACCGCCTCCAGTAGATGCCGCTTGCTTTAACAACAAGATAAACGACTTACCCGCAGTAGCTGTGGGCATCGTGAATGTGCAAGCAGTAGAAGCAGTTAGTGTTGCCGTTTGAACAGTTCCACTTGTCAAAACTAATGTGTGTGAACTTGTTACAGTACCAATTGCAACAACACTCTCAACATAGTTCGTAACAGTTGGGTTTGTCAGGGTCTTGTTTGTCAGACCTTGAGTATCTGTCGTACCAACAACATCACCGCTAGGCGCAGTCTTTAGTGCAAAAGCAGCTAAATCAGCGTCATAGTCTTGCTTCGTAGCAATAGCCGTTGCAATGTTGTTAAACTCAGTATCAATCTCTGTACCCTTGACAATCTTTGCAGGATTACCAGAGGTAAGGTTATCTTTGGTTGCGAAGTTAGTGCTTTTTGTATAATCAGCCATATCTATTCCTTATCTTTTAAGATAATTTCCCATTTTTTGCTTGAATCTCTATTTTTTGAATAGAAAGTTGTGACCCGTTAATATCAGACTCATAGCCTGTCTGAACAACCTTACCCGTACCACTAGCAGATACTTTTAAAGTATTTAAAGCAACACCATCAGAATATTCTGCGACTACAGTAGCGTTAGCCCCGTATTCAGCAATGCCATATTGAGCAACACCTTGAACAGGGATGGTTGTTGTCGCACTTAGATAGTTTGTCTTGAAGTCGAATCCCCACTTAAAGATGACTGGTTGATTAGTCCCGCCAATTACAACAGTGGAAATCTTCTTTAAAACAGATGTCTGATTCACATTACCAAGGTCTGCATGGTTGGTGTAATACTGCATTCGATAAGTACTTGTGTGGTCGTTATATCCAGTATATTGACCAATGTAGCCATTCTTGCCAATATAAACAGCACCACTTCTTAAAGCAACTAAAGCCGTAGGAGTGATAGAGTCCCAAGTAGTTACTCTGCGTGATCCGTCTTGTAATGCTAATTTAGTATCAAAACAGTAAACAGACTGAGTAACAGGCATCGTCAACAGATAAAAGCCTTCTCGCTCAGAATAAACAGACTTAATGTTTGCCAAATTCTGTGAAGCAACATCACTCATCAAGTCATTGCGTACATTCTTAGACAAATCGCCTTCAGGAGCAGACTTCTCTTGAATCGTTCTCATCAATGAACGAACACCTGAGTTTGACAAGAAGATCACATCAGAACTGGTTGTCTGAACACTATCTCTTGCTAAACAACCAATACCTCCAACTGTGTCGGATATGGACATCGTAGAAGGAGTAGTTGCACCCTGATAAACAAGAATCTGACGCTTACCAAAGATAAATAAGAAACCATTGTGAGCAGCCAAGGCTTGAACTTCATCAGCACCATTAGGCCAAACTCTACTTGTGTCTAAAGTACCAGTAGTACCACCAGACCATACATGACCCGCAATTAGATCAGAGAAGCTAACAGTGACTTTATCTCCACTGGTAGAAGCCACCCACAAGCGACCATAAGCCGATATAGCAATGTTTGCACTAGGAACAGTCCCTACATAGCCAGTCTTCTCAGAAACCCGTCTATAGGTAGTTGTACTTACAGTAGGATCATAAATCAGAGGATCGTGACCTGTTTGAAAGAAGTAAGTAATCCCATACAAAGAAGCACACTGCCAGTTACTCGCAGTAATAGTAGGAGCAGAACCACCCCCCCCATAGGTCAACTCAGTCACCGCATTAGATGTACCTAGTTTAAAGAGTTTGTTGTTGCCAGCAAAGAGGACTGTTAAAGTGCCATCAGGCTGAACTAGCTCATGGATGACACCAACATCGTTAGCACCAAGGTTTCCAGAAGAGGAGTTAACCCTTGTCCAACCTTTACGTGAACCAATACGACCATACTGGTCAATCACACAATTAGTGGCAACCAAAGCAAAGCCTTGCGCTAAATCCAATGGCGAGTCTTGGGTGTTGAGTCCGAAAAACCCTGGTGCGCTAATGCTGAATGTTTGGATTGGTTGAGCCATTAAACTGCCTCAAAAGAGCCAAATTCTGGATAGCGAGTAGCTTCCGTAGAAATGTAATCAGAGAGCATAGACCTGTACAACTGATAAGCCTCTGAAGAAGATAGACCACCATCCTCACCACGCTCAACCAAAGCACGAGCATAAGCACTCTGAACCACCAACTCAGATGGCATCAGAATCACAGTAGCATCAGAAGTCAATGGTGCTTGTGGCACGACCAAGCTAAATCTTAGACTAACTACGCCATCAGGAATAGGGAATACAGTTACTTTAGTGTCATAACCAGCATCTACACCATCAAAAGCATAATACAAAGGCACACCACTAGAGACAGTACCAAAGTTCAAATAACGATTCATGTTAACAAACGGGATGTTTGTCATGGCTGTGTTATTCGTATCATTGATAACGTCTTGAACACGGAACTTCTGTCCCGCCCCTGTTAAGGAGTAAGAAGA